TGTTTACGAAGCACTTCTTCTCAACACAGCAGTCCCGCAGATCCAAGCCGCACAAGCAGGCGACAGCTATGTCATGGTGGTGAACGCCACCACTCCAGCACTCAGGATCACGCAGACGGGTACTGGCGATTCCATTCTGGTGGAAGATGCAGCTAACCCCGACAGCAGCCCGTTTGTGGTGACTTCGGCGGGCGATGTTGGGATTGGGACGAATGCGCCTGCGTATAAGTTGGATGTTTCTGGTTCTGTTATTCGCTTGAATAATTCAGGATCAACTGCTGATATTTTTCTAACTGATTCCGGAACTACAAACGGTCATGTCCGTCTTCGTGGCGAATCAAACGCCATGAAATTCATTACTGGTAATGGTATTTCAGCCACCCTCGACTCCTCCGGCAACCTCGGTCTGGGGGTGACGCCTAGTGCTTGGGGTAACGGACAGTCGATGCAAGGCAGCGGGTGGAGTTTATCCACGCTATTAGGGACAGATCAGTCCGGCTTTTATACGAATGCCAGACAAACGGCTTACGGGAACTTTAACACTAATTGGGTTTACCGAACATCTGCCTCTGCGGTGGGCTATGCACAAGCCAGCGGGAGCCATGTTTGGCTCACAGCAGCCTCCGGCACCGCAGGCGACGCGATCTCCTTCACCCAAGCAATGACGCTGGATGCTAGTGGGAATTTGGGGGTGGGGGAAACTAGTCCCAGCACCTTTGGTAAGGTGGTTTCTCGTGGCGGCACTTTCTCTCTTGTTGCCGACACTGCATCGCAGCGTAGATTAAGTTTTTGGGCTACCGCCAACGGCAACAGCGAAAACGCATACATTCAAGTGCAAAACGATGGCCTGACAACCAATACTGGCGAGATGTTGTTTGCCACTAGAAATACTTCCGGCACTTTGGCCGAACGCGCCCGTATCACACCCGGTGGGAATTTGTTGGTTGGGACTCAAACTGACAGTGGTGCAAAATGTACGATTGACGCAGCATCAGCCACAAATGCCGTAAATATTGCGCTTCCTAGCTATGATTATTTTGGCATTTCTATACATAACAAAGCGACAAGTAATGATAATTGTTTTATAGCCTTTGGCACAGAAGCCTCGTTTACAACTCGCGGCAGTATTACCTACAACCGAGCCGGTGGTTTAACTGCTTACAACACAACTTCCGACTACCGAGCCAAGGATGTCACCGGCCCGGTAGCTAATTCCGGTGCAACGATTGACGCGCTGAAGGTCTACAACGGCAAGATGAAGGGTGCAACGGTCGAGCGCCCGATGCTGATTGCCCACGAAGCGCAAGCAGTCACCCCGTATGCTGTAACCGGCGAGAAGGATGCAGTAAACGACGACGGTACGCCAAAGTATCAGCAAATGGATGTTTCCTCGCTGGTGCCGCTGCTGATCGCTGAAATTCAATCCCTCCGCGCCCGTGTTGCCCAACTGGAGGCTAAATAATGAACTGGAACATCTCTCAGCTTGACTGCAAAGTATCAGAAGGCGATCTGTCGGATGTCTGCATCGTCGCCCATTGGCAATGCTCGGACACGGTGGACGGCTTCACAGGCCGTGTCTACGCCACCTGCTCGCTGCCTTCTCCTGATCCTGAGTCCTTCACACCCTACGCCAGCCTGACCCAAGAGCAAGTGCTCGGCTGGATCTGGGCGAATGGGGTTGACAAGGACGCCACTGAAGCTGCGGTGGCTCAGCAGATCGAAAACCAGAAGAATCCTCCGATTGTGGCTCCGGCGCTACCCTGGGCATGAGAGTAAATTTCGGTCAGTGGACGCCAGACCGTCCGGGTATTGCCGACAGTCTGGTTGAGGCGAAGAACGTCCTGCCTACGCTTGTAGGTTACGGGCCGATGCCTGCTGCTGCCGATTTCTCCAACGCTGCAACCGAAAATCTTCTGACTTGTTTTGTTGGTCGCTGGGTCGCTGACACTGTTCTGTTCGGTGCAAGTGCTAACTATCTCTGGCGGTATTTCCCGACGAAAAGCGTCACGATTACCGGAGCAACGCAGGCTAACCCTTGCGTGATTACGTCTGCCGGTCACGGGTTTCGCACTGGTGTGCAGGTGACGATTTCCGGTGTTGTCGGCATGACTCAATTGAACGGCAATACCTACACGATCACCAGGATCGATGCGAATACTTTCAGCCTGAACGGGGTGAACTCAACAGGGTTCACAGCGTACTCGTCTGGTGGCACAGCGGTAACGTACAAGTATCTGATGGACGTATCGCGTACTGCATCGACGTACACGGCAACGACTCTCTGGACGTTCACGCAGTTCGGTCAGAAGGTGATCGGGGCTAACGGTGTAGACAAACTGCAATCATGGACGGTTGGATCATCGTCTAACTTTGCCGACCTTGCTGCTGCTGCTCCGACCGCACAGTTTGTAACGACCGTCCGAGACTTTGTGGTTGCAGGCAAGACTTCGACCTATCCCAATCGCGTGTACTGGTCGGACATCAACGACGAGACCGACTGGACTGCTGGTGCTGCAAGCCAATCCGACACACAGGACATTCCAGACGGTGGCGAGATTCGCGGCATCACTGGCGGTGAGTTTGGGATCGTGTTGCTGGAACGCTCCGTTGTACGGATGACGTATGTCGGCGCTCCGCTGTTCTTCCAGTTTGATAACGTCACCTCTGCTCTTGGGTGTTATGAGTCCCGTTCTGTCGTGCGGTACGGGGCGCTGACTTACTTTTTATCTGACGATGGTTTCTATGTGACTGACGGTCAGCAGGCGAAGCCTATCGGGAGTGAGCGGATAGATCGGTGGTTCTTCGACATCTGCGATCCCGGTAAATTTGACCAGATGTCGGCAGCGGTAGACCCGATCAACAAGACGGTAAGCTGGTGCTTTACAGACATCTTCGCCAACAAGCAGTTGCTGGTTTATAACTGGTCAACCGATAAGTGGAGTCACGGCGACACCACTGCTAACTTTATCTCGACGATTGCCACCAGTGGAACGGACTTAGAAGCCTTGAGTGCTTTGTATCCGACGCTGGACACTGTTCCTGCAAGCCTAGACTCTCGCATTTGGGTGGGTGGAAAGCTGTTAGCTGGAGGAGTGAGCGGTGCTAAACTCATTTCGTTTGGCGGCTCGGCACTTACTGCTGAGTTGCAGACTGGCGATATTGAGGCGCAGGGTCTTGAGACTCTCGCAACGCTTGCAAGGCCGATTATTGACGGTGGATCAGCGACCATTGCGATAGCGTCAAGAAAACGGTTGGACGGGAACATCAGCTATGCGAGTGCTGTTGCTGCTGATTCTGACAATCGCGTGTCTCTACGCAGTCGCGGGAAGTATCATCGTTTGTCTGTTGTACCAACTGGCAACTGGTCAAGCCTAGTCGGTACTGATCTCGATCTCGTTCCCTGTGGGGGTCGATGATGTTTCGTCGGCTACCTCAACAGGGTGGCAATCCGCGAGAGACTGCCGAAATCGTCAACCGGATTCTTGACGGCAAGGTCAACTCTGTCGGGCTGCTTACTCTTGCGACCGGCAACGCTACTACAACAACCCTGTATGACGCCAGGATCAGTCCTGACAGCATTATTCTGTTCGTCCCCTACTCTGCTGCTGCCATAGCAGACGCAGTGCCTTACGGGGCGTTTCAAGACACTACAGACCAAACAGCGGCAAGCACTACCGCAGCCTATGCTGTTACGTTGAACACGACGGACTTTGCCGTTGGTGTTGCGATTGTCAGCAACTCGCAGATTACTGTTAGGTCTGCTGGTATCTACGACATCCAGTTCTCGTTCCAGTTTGCCAACGCCAGTGTTTCAATCCAAGACGTAGACGTTTGGTTTCGCAAGAACGGTACTGATGTTGCTGGGTCGAACAGTAAGTTTTCAGTCCCCAACAGTCATGGCGGGACGGACGGTCACCTGATTGCTGCGCTTAACTACTACATCCAACTGGCGGCAGGCGATTACGTCCAGATCATGTGGGCGACAACTTCAACGAATGTGACGCTTGAGCAGTTGCCAGCGCAGACAAGTCCGACACGACCGTCAACTCCGAGCGCGATTGTCACGATCAACAAGGTGGACGAGTCATCCTCGTCTGACATTTACGCATCCAATCAACTACAGGGCGAATGCACAGTCAACCACTTTGCAAACGCAACAGCGGACAAAACCTATCGTTATGTCGTACTTGGCTAGGTACGTAAAACCGGAGGAATTGCGGTCAGTCTGGGATCAAGTTAGACCTGGGTTGTTGGAGGTTAAAGAGGCAAGTAACGAGCCTTGGATTCCAGAGGATGTTTACGCTGACTGTTTCGCTGGAAGATCGATGTTGTTTCTGCTGGGGGATGGGTTTGGAGTAGTTCAACCGCAGGGCGATACGCTTCATGTTTGGTGCGGTTGGGGTGCGTGGATGATGGATGACGGGATGGCTGAATTATTTGCGATTGCCAGACAGGGTGGAGCGCGTAAAATATCGTTTGACTCTAATCGTCCTGGCTGGCAGCGGGTGGCTAAAAAGTACGGATTTCGTCCGCGAAAGTGGATAGCAGAGGTGTGACATGGCAGGTGGTGGTGGTCAAACAGTCAGTCGGACGGAGCTTGATCCGACGTTGCAACCTTACGTTGCTTACGGTCTGAGCGAGGCTCAACGGCTGTATCAAGGTCAACAGCCGCAGTATTACCCCGGTCAGACCTATGTCGGGCCGAGTGCTTATACTACGGAAGCCATGCAAGCCGCGGCTGATCGTGCGAGGATGGGTTCTCCGCTCACACAAGCCGCGCTAGGCCAGCAACAGGCAACGGTAGGGGGGCAGTACCTTGGGGGGTCTCCGTTCTTCCAAGGAGCCTTCCAAGCGGCTGCACGACCCGTTGAACAGACGTACATCGATGCTATCAACCGCGCTAGGTCTGCTGCATCGTCTGCTGGCCGATACGGGTCAGGTGCGATGGGTCAAATGGAAGGTCGAGCAGAAGGTGCGCTTGCGACGGGTCTGTCGGATATTGCTGGGAAGCTGGCTTACGAAAACTACGCTCGTGAGCGATCCATGCAAGAAGCCGCAGCGACTCGTGCTCCTGCGATGGCTGAGACTCAATACGGTGACATCCAGAGGCTTGCTAACGTCGGGGCGATGTCGGAGGACTATCAACAGCGGCAGATGGCAGCAGACATTGCTCGATTCAATTACGGGCAACTGGCACCCTATCAAGCCTTGCAGAGCTTTCTCGGGTCTGTGTATGGCGCCCCGTCAGGGATGATGGCGACTCAACCAGTAATCGGTAATCCGCTGCTTGGTGCGCTGGGCGGTGCTGCTGCTGGCTACGCTCTCGGTGCTCCGCAGGGATACGGTGGTGCTGGTGCTGCTGCTGGCGGTCTGTTGGGTGGATTTGGGAGCCGACCATGAGTGGAATGGAACCGATCATTATGGGTGCGGTCGCTGGTGCTGCGCTCAACAGGGATGACCCGATGAAGGGTGCCATGATGGGTGCTGCACTAGGCGGCGGGGCCGGCGCTTTGTTGGGTGGAGCGGGTGCGGCGGGAGCAGCGGAAGCCGGTGCGCTAGGGGCGGCAGAAGGAGCAATGGCGGCTGACGCTATGCCAGCGTTTCTTGCAAACCAGCCAATGGGTCCGTCCGGGTTGATGCCGGTTGATGTGGTTCCCGTGAATGCTTATCCGGCAGCGGAAACGATCCCGGTGTTTAACAATGAGGCAATCGCACGAGCCTCAATGGGTGGTGACTACACTGGCATTGGCTCTGGGGCATCTGGCTCGTCTATGTATAGTCCATTTGGTGGAATGATTGGATACGAGGAAGCAGCAGGGAAAGAACTTGCAAAGGCGCAAGCAAAGGACATCATGATGCGTGGTGGTATGCCATCACTCGGCGGTGCAATGAATATGCTGCGTCAGGCTCAGCCTCGAGCCGCGATGCAGGCACCAGGAATCCGCAGAGGACAGCCCCAGGCAGTCAACTACGGTGGTCTTGCTAGTTTGTTGGAACCTAAACTTACTGAGAGGCGGCGACTTTCGCTGTTGTGACATGGATGAAATTCTCGCTCAGTTGTTCCCGCAAGCACCGTCCTACTTTCCCGGTCTGTTAGGGCAGGAGCAGGCTAATCTACTTCAGCAACAAGCCCAGCGACAGGGTTTGCTTGGTATCGGCATGGGGTTGTTGCAAGCCGCAGCCCCGTCAACTACTAGGCCGAGTCTCGGTGCTGGTATCGCGCAGGGGTTGGCGACTGGTCAGCAGATGGCGCAGAACGTCTATGCTCAGCGGCTGCAAGAACAGCAGATCGCGCAGAAGCTGGCAGAGCAACAGCGAGCATTGCAAGAGCAAGAAGCAGCAAGATCGTTGATGCCGCAGATCCTTCGTGCCGGAGCGCAGGCTCCTACCATTTACGGTGAGCGCACTGCATTCCCGATGCGGGATGATGAAGGCAACCTACTTCCTGGCGCTGCTATGCAAACGGGTCAACCGCAGATCGACCCCAATGTTCTGCAAGCCTTGTTGACTCGCGCTCCTAGTGTTGCCGCTAAAATCTTGCCTGCACTAGAAACATTCCGCAAATTTACTGCTCCAGAACAAATCAAACTCGGCGCCGAAGAACGGTTGTTTGAGCGCACTCCGACTGGCGCATTGCAAGAAGTTGCCGCTGGCGCAGGAAAGTTTAAATTTGAAAAACTTCCTGATGGGACTGTCATTCAAGTCGATCCAACTGGCAGGGCCGAGCCAAAGGTTGTGTGGACTGCTTCTACTGCGCCGAAGTTGGCTGACTCTGGGTTGATTTACGCCCAAGTCAATTTTGGCAAGACCACAAATCTCAGCCCTGAACAATTGTCAGAAGCGTTTAATTTCCAACAGCAACCTAGTCCAGCACAATTGATGGATTTGGCACTGAAAGCTGAAGCAATCAAAGCAGAAACTGGGCAAGACCTTACCGGAGAGATTCGTTCACTTGGACGTAGAGTATTGGGCGGCGCTCCTGCTCAAGTTGCTGCTCCTGCTCAAGCTGCTCCTGCGGTGGCTCAGCCTGTACCGTCAGCAGTGGCTCAACCGGTTGCTGGCGAGCCTGCATTCGTTCAAGCAAGTGTTGATAACCCTTCCGTAAGCAACCTGAGTGTTCCGCTTAAATTTAGGAATGAACTCAAAGCCGCTCAGCCAAAAGTGTTGGGTGCTACGGTTCAATCTGTCCGAGACATTAGAGATTTGCGTGATACCGCTCAAAAACTGCTTAACAATGAGCAAGGGTTGAGACAAGCGGTCGGTTTGGGTGGCGAAATGATGGCAGCAGTCAAAGGTTCGGCGGCTGCTGACGCTGCTGCTCAACTTGAAAATCTCCGTAATCGGTCTTTCACAGCTGGATTGCAAGCACTTAGGAACGCATCTCCATCAGGCTCAGGGGTTGGCGGCGTAACAGAACGAGAGGGTGCTAGGTTTGAAAATATTCAAGCGAACCTCAGCCAGTCGCAAAGTTTTGACGCTATCCGAGAACAACTTAGGCAACTTATTGTTGTGTCAGACGAGAGTCTAGGGTTGCTGCGTAATTCGTATGAATCTGATTTCGGCCCAAACAGAACGCTAAGCACAGTGTTTGAAACAAGAGTTGTTGTTGAGCCTGAGAAGCGTAGGTCTTTGCGTGAAATTTGGAGGTAATCATGGCTAGTTTGTCAGAAAAGATTTCCTCTGCTCGGGCTCAAGGTTACTCGGACGCTGAAATTGTCCAGTTTATTACCGACAACAACCTATCGTCGAAAGTAACAGAGTCAATTAAAACCGGGGCGTCTCCAACAGAAATCCTTGACGCAGCAACTGCTGGCAGGCCAACGCTAGAACGTGCAGGTCGCATTCCTGGTCTTGCAGCGCGAGGAGCATTGCCTATTGCTGCTGGTGCAGCGATTGGTGCTCCGTTTGGCACTCCCGGTATGCTTGCTGGAAGTCTTGCTGTTCCTGCGGCTGAGGCACTTACGCAGCTTTACAACATGATTGCCCCGCAGAAATATCAAATTCCAACGCCAATGCAGGGCATCGAGTCGCTTGGGACGATGATTGGTTTGCCAAAAGCTGAGACATTGCCTGAGCAAATGATTCAAGCTGCTGGCGGTGGTGTTGCGGCTCCAATTGCACAGATCCCTGGTGCTGCAAGGCTTGCAACCACTGCTATCACTCCAACGGGCCGAGAGGTTGCTCGAGTTGCTGCTGCTCAACCGTCCGCACAAATTGTTGCCGGTGGGGTCGCCGCTCCTGTTGGTGAAGCAGTTGGCGAGGTTACGGAGTCGCCAGTCGCCGGAATGATTGCCAGTATGCTGACTGGAGGTGCTGTTGGCGCCAGAAGGGGCGAGCAAGAGGTTGCCCCGACTCGTGCCGCTGTTCGTACAGAATCGCAAAACGCATATGATCGAGCAACGCAAGCCGGTGTGATTGTTTCGCCTAATAGTTTGCAGAATGCTGTGCAAGGCATCACCCAGCAAGTAACAAATGCTGGGTTTGATGCTGGTTTGCATCCTCGTGTTGCAGCAGTATTGAATAGACTGCAACAAGAAGGGCAGCAACCACGAACATTGGATGAGCTTGAAATCCTTCGCCGTGTTGCGTCTGGTGCGGCGGCATCAAATGAACGAGATGAACGTAGGCTAGGACGGATTATTGTTGGTCAAATTGATAGGTATGTAAACAATCTAGGTGCTCCTGACCTTGTTGCTGGTAATCAAGCCGGAATTGGAGAACTTCGCACTGCTAGGAATTTGTGGAGTCGCAACGCAAAGGCAGATGTGTTCGAGCAGATGGTAGATCGCGCACAGACCACTGGCGGCAGTGTATATACACAATCAGGCTATGAAAACGCATTGCGCGGAGAGTTTCGCAGACTAGCAAACAATGACACCCGGATGCGGCAATTCACTGCTGACGAGCAAGCGGAAATTAGGCAGATTGCTCGTGGAGGAAACATTCAAAACATTTTGAGAATTGTTGGGAAGTTCTCTCCGACGAGTGTTATCGCTGCACCATTGTCTGCTGGTACTGGTTACGTTGTCGGGGGGCCTGCTGCTGCTGTGGCTTTGCCTGTTACTGGGTTGGCTGCTCGTAGAGCGTCAGAACAAATGATGCAACGACAGGTTGATGATTTAATCAACCAGATTTTGATGGGTAGACCGCTTCAACGTGGCGAGCCTACAATGTTCAACATTCCTGCTGCTGGCCGTGGATTGTTGGCTCCGCAGGTTGAGGTGGAATAATGGCAAAAGTAAAAATCAGCGAGTTCGACACCAATCCAGACAACAACACTGATATTGACAACATCAATATCGCTGAGAACTGCCCTCCGGCGAACATCAACAATGCCATCCGCGAGTTGATGGCGCAGTTGAAAGACTTCCAAGCTGGCAATCAGGCATCGAACCAACTCCTAGCCGCCGGTGGCGGGACGGGCCTATCGTCATCTGGTACGTCTGGCAATGTCCTGACCTCTGACGGTAGCGGGTGGGTATCGTCTGCGCCTAACTACGTTCCGACTGGTGGCATGGTGATGTGGGGGACTGCATCTGCTCCGACGGGCTACCTGCTCTGTAACGGCTCTGCTGTGTCGCGGTCTACCTATTCGGCGCTGTTTGCGGTAGTCGGTACGGCATTTGGATCTGGTGACGGGTCTACTACGTTCAACCTGCCAGACTTCCGAGATCGATTCCCTGTAGGTGCTGGCACGACGTACAGTGCTAACTCAACTGGTGGTAGCAAAGACGCAATCGTTGTCAGCCACACTCACACTGGAACGACTGATTCTAACGGCGCTCACCAGCACCTTGTCGTTGCAAACTCTGGCAATACTGGTGCGCCGACGCCAGGAGCAGGCCCGTCTGTTGATGGCAGCAACTCAGTCAGTGCGTTCGCGTGGTCGGCTAACTCTGAAAGCTATATTCTTGCTGGAACGACTGGTGTTAATGCTGGATTGTCTAGTTCTGCTGGAGCGCATACGCACACCTTCACGACAGGCTCAACCGGATCGTCTGGTACGAATGCTAATCTACCGCCATACCTGGGTGTCTACTTCATCATCAAAACATGACAACCGCAAACGAAGTCGAGGCGCAGCTAATGACGCATGAACAGGTTTGCGCTGTCCGCTATGAGGGCATCAACGCTCGTCTCAAGCGTCTTGAGCAGATACTGATTGGGACTGCTGCGTTTATCATTGCGCTGTTGCTTGGGCTTGTTATGAAGGTGTGAGATGGTAGAGATCGCGGTCGCGCTTGCTGCTGCACAGGCTGCGGTCGCAGGTATCAAACAAGCCATCCAGGTCGGCAAAGACGCAAAGGAGTGTCTAGGCGAGTTCATGCAACTGTTTGACGCGCAGGATCAGATCCAGAAAGCGTCAACAGATGAACGAGCAAAGCTGCCGGAGCAACAGCAGAAGTCTGCAATGTCAGAGGCTCTAGAGTCCGTCATTGCTGCGAAGAAAATCCGCGACATGACCGATGAGTTGAAGCAGTACCTCATCTGGTCAGGACAGTCTGACATCTGGGATGAGATCCAACGGGAGCGCAACGCTATCATCCAGAAGCGCAAAGCTGCTGAGTTGGCGGCAAAGAAGAAGGCCGAGGAAGATGCCGAGCTACGTCTTAAGCAGCGGAAGGAGCGAATGCTGCTGGCTGTAGTGCTAGGGATCGGCGGCATCATCTTCTACCATTCTGTCGCTTATATTTGGTCGTGGTATCAGGCGAATCAATGAAGTATCTCGCTGGTGCTATGTTCTTTGTTGTAGTGCTGATGGCAACGCTTGCAGGGATAAGCCGATGAACACAGAACAGATTGAAGTCAGAACGTGGTCGGTGGTGGTGCTGACGCTGAACTTTATTCTGTTCGGCAGTGTTGCAGCCATCCTCTATGCGGTGATGTTCGTCGAGCATGACCTCGAGCGCATCAGCCCTATCGACCAGCAGTTTCTAGCCATCCTGAAAGACATCATGCTGCTGTGTATCGGCGCCGTTGGTGGGTTGGTAGGCCGGAAGGGTGCCTATGCTGCGGCTAACTTTGTTGCAAAGGAAAAAGATGATGCTTCCACTCGGCCCACTCCTTGACATTGGCGGCAAGATTCTTGATCGAGTCTTGCCTGACCCTGCTGCTGCTGAAGCTGCCAAACGGGAGCTTGCAAAGCTAGAGCAGGACGGTGAACTGGCGAAGATGGCTCAGCAGAC